CCAGCAGTAACTACGCCTTCTTTTCCGTGATGTGTTGCCATTTTTTATCCTTGTTAGATTTAGTTTGTTTAGTTTCTTTTTCTTGCTTATAGCCTAAAGTTAAAAAATGTTCAAGATTAGATTCATTTATAACTATCTCTGAATTACCTTTATATAATTTAATATCCTTAGCCATAAGTCCTTTTACAATTTATCGTCTTCTTCGTCAATATCTTCTTCATCTTCTTCAAAATCTTCTTCAAAGTCATCTGATACATCTTCTTCTTCCCAAGTACCATCTTCATCTTCTAAAGAGTTTTCTCTAATTTCTTCTACTAAGTCTTTTACTTCCTCGCAAAGCATAGACTCTTTATCGTGTAACTTTTCGATCTGATCCATTTTCTTAGAAATTTTATCTAATAGTTTTTCGTTTTTCATATTTTATCCTATGGTGTTCCAGCTTGATATTCGTACATACACCTAATTGTCATTCTTATTCCACCAACAGGAAATAAAGAACCCTCATCAGTTTCTACTTGTATAACTTCTGAATCAAGTGCATTACCATTTCGAGTAATATCAGTTTCTAATGCAGTTTCAATAGCTGTAATTAATTCATTTCTTTTTGTATCTATATTGGCCTCTGCACCTTTTACAAATCCTAGTATTACAAAGTCTATCGTACCATGCCTAGTTTTAGCACCACTACCTAACTCAGAGTCATCTCTATTTTCTTCTGATGTTTGAACTATTACTGCTGGATATTGTTGCTCTGATAACTCATCTAATAAAAAAGGTTGTCTAGTCGCTTTTCTTATATCTGGGCTAGATATAGCAGATATAACTGACAATAAATTACTTGCTATGTTTTCTCTTATACTCATATTCTTGCTCTCCTAAATTCCTTTGCAACAAATCTGTTAAATTGTTTTCTTATTATATTTGCTGTTCTATCATTAAATCCAAAAAATTCCCTCTTATTTTTTCCTAATACTTGATTAAATACTGCTCTTTGCCTCATCTGTGAATTACTAAAATTAACAGTAATTTTATTAGTTCCTGTTTTTTTTAAAGTTCTACCAGATGGAGTTAATGCACCTAACATACGACCAGAATAAAATAAATCAACTTTTGTAGATTTACCCTCTCTTTGTAATTTTTTTAAATAACCAGAAGAATATGGAACAAAAGGTATATCTCTAAAATCTATTCCTTTTTGTGTCTTAGTTCTAATAATATCTAATAATTGAAACCCAGCTTGTAAAATACCTTTTTGGATTATTCCTTTGAACTTTTTTTCTATTCTTTTAAATCTTTTTTCAACAAATTTAGCATTAGTTTTAATCTTTAAATCTAAAGCCATTATCTAGTCAATCTTCTAAATCCATGTAAAGGTTCTCTCTCGTTAGATACAATAGTTCCATCAGCATCAACATCATACTCTACACCATCTTCTAATATCATTCTCCATTCGATATTGTATTGGCTCATATAATATTCTGCCATTCTTTCAAATCTATCTTTTTCTGTTTCTGGTCTAAACTTAGTTAATGCTGGTAAATAAAATCTTCCAAGAAATAAATAAACACCAGCACGTTCAAACTGATCTAAATTAACTTTTGTATTAACCATCTCAGCAGTATTTAGAACTGTAATATCTGTAAATATATTTGTCTTATATACAGGCCACCACTCAACTCTTAATGCTCGTAAAATATCATTAGTAGTTTGTGCTAAAAAATTAACTGTTTCTGTAGCAGTTGTAGATATACCAAAATCAAAAGCATCAGGTTGATACTTCTGAACATCTGATGTGGTAATAACATCTGCACCTGTATAATTAGCCATAATTTACTTCCAAATTAAATAAGCAATTATTAAAACTAGAGGAATAGAATACATTGGGTTATTAATGCTTTTTCTCCAAACCCATTTTGACCATTTTCTAGTTTGTTTCCAAATCCACTTGTTCATCTTTTTTCTTCCTTGTTTTTCGTTTCTTTTTTAAAGGTACTACATTTTCTGCAACAACTTCTTTAACTTCTTTTACAACATCTTGTTCTAGTTTAAAACCTCTAAAATCATACATACCTTTATTAGTTTGATAATCTAATTCACTTCTTGTGATTGTTTTGTTACCTCTTTTTAAAGTAACCATCTTCTCATTTGATAATACTAATTTTACCATTTTATTCTCCTAAGTTAGTTGCGAGGGCAGTTTCCCACCCTCACAAAGTATCCAATTATTATTGGATTGATGAATCAAAATGTAACTCAACACCATATGAATCATGGATTTCTCCAACACCATATACTGAAGTAGCAACAATCTCGTCTGCTCTAAGAGAAGCATCTCTTTGAGTTTCGATTTTAACATCTTCCATCATAGCGATTGCTAGTGCATCTCTGTGGAACGCACCACCTTTGTAATCTCCAGCATTACCAGTATTAGCAATGTTTGAAGTTTCAAAGACAGGCATACCAGCTAATCTACCAACAAAACCTGATCTTAATGCTTCGTTTGATAAGTCATTTGCATTTGCGTTTGCAAAAGTATTAGTCAAACCAGCTTTTAAGTCATAAGCGATTTTAGGGTGTAGAACAACTGCACAATCGTCAATGTTAAGAGCATTTTCTCTTAAAGTTGAAAGTGCTTGGAAGATTGAAGCAGATGAAATAGCACCTGTACCATCTCCTAATGCACTTGAAAAGCCATCAAACAATGCAGTTAAATCTGCGTCTTGTTTTCTTGCTAGTGCTTCTCCAAACAATTTACCAATATCTCCAGCAACATTTCTTGGTGCTGAATTTCTTGCTAAGTCAGTTAGAGTAGTCATAACACCAACCTCAGATGCAGTAATAGTTACTGAACTAGGGTTGATTGCTGTGTTAGATAAGTCAGTTGCTTCTGCTACTGCTGATGCTGATACATTTGCATAAACAGGAACTTCAACTGCTTTTCCACCACCAGTGATCGCATAGTTTTTAACTAAGTTTCTCATGATGGATTTTTCAGAAGCTACGAATTGTGCTTCAGCTACTATCTCTGTGTATAGTTCCGATAGCGTAGAACTTGTGCTTTCGTTTGCCATTTTATTATCCTATTAAGGTTATTTTGTTAAATTAATCTCAACAGCACCTGAATCTCTTTTCTTCCTATATTCTGCATAGGCTTTACGATCTTCTGGCTTTGTTAAGTCCAAGTCCTGTAGGTTAAAAGGTTTAACAGTTTTACCACCAATAGCACTCTGGCTTCCTGAACCAGACAACGACCCTTGACGGAAATGTGGGTTGCTATCTAAAAACTCCTTAACTCGATCTTCAATTGTAAGTAGTTCTCCTTTTGCGTTATATCGTACATTAGAATTATTATCAACTACTTCTATTCTACCATCATCTGTGTACTTCACTTCATCTTTTAGTAAAGATACGACTTGTTGTGCGTTGATAGACTTTTCTCTATTAGCAACAGATAGTATTGAATTATCTACTTTTTCTTTTTTGATCTGGTTTTTCATCTTTAACAATTCTTGTTCTTTTTCAGATAATCTTTCTTGCATTATCTTTTCCAAGTCTTGTTTAGTCTTAGCTTCTTCTAATTGTTTTTGTTTTAAGATTTCTTGTTTTTGCTTTTCTTCTTCTTGAAGTTTTTTCTCAAACTTATTTTTTTCTGCTTCAAGTCTTGTTTTGATTATGTTGTCTATTTGTTCTTGTGTAAAAGTTTTTTGTTCTGGTGTTTCTACTTTTACTTCTTCTTTTGTTTCTACTTGTTCGTTTGTCGGCTGAACTGCCTCTGTTTCTTGCGTCATAAGACTCCTATTGGTTAATTGTTGTGCTATATCAATATTATTGTTAAATTACAATACCCTCTGTTGTAGGGTAAAATTTTTCTATATCTTTTTTTGTTACTTCTTTTTTATTTGAAATCGAAGATTCTAATAAGTTAATAAGTTTTTTTTGTAAAATCTTATCTCTATTAATAAAAATTGTTACTAATTCTAATGGTTTTTTAAATGTTTTGTTATACTCAGCTAATAATTCATTAACTTTAAATTTATCTAATTTATTTTTCTTAACCATCTATTTCTCCTATTCGTTGAACCAATGTATCAAACCCTTTTGTAGTATTAGGTGCATAATAATTCATTAATTTTCTTTCAATTACTGTCATTTCCTTAATAGGGTTTATACTCATAGATGAGTGTTCTGCCCATGCTTCAAGTGATTGTCCTTGTGTAAATTGTTTAATACCAGAATTTTCAAGATAACCGAATTTATTATAGTAATCTACACCATGACCATAACCTAATGATTCTTTTGTTATTGAACCAATGTAGTCATTAAATGTTTCACTAAATTGATAATCATAATTTTTGCTAGTATTATCAATAAATTTATTATTTAGTTTTAGCTTAAAATTTAAAACAGCACTATCATTATCTGATAAACTATTATTTTTTAAATAATATTTTATTTCATCATCTGTTAAAATATCTGATTTAATTAAGCTATTTTGTTTTTTGTAATATTCATTATATAAAGGATTAATTTTACCATCAACAACTAATTCAGGTGCATTTTTTTCTATATTTTTTAACTGTGTTTCATATTTCAATTTATTTTTAGAATAATTTCTACTTAATATTTTATCATCATCAATCATATTTTTAATATTGTATGAAGATAATATCTTGTCAGATGCTTTTTTAGTAGTAATACCTGTGGGTATATTAAACCCTTTTAAAACAATTTTTCTTTTATTTGGGTTGTTTAATAAATATTCACTTAACTTAATATCTATTCTATGAGTATATTCATGTATCATAGTTAATTGTCTTGCGTTTTTTGAACTCTGCACACCTAATTCTAATATATCTCCATCAGAAGCACCATAATATGGACTTCTACCTTTTGTTTGCAATATAGATTTAGTAGGTGCTAATAAACTTATAGCATTTGAATATGGTGTTCTTTCTTTACCAAAACTTTCTTCTAATAAATTTCTTTCTTGATCTCCAATTTCTCCATAAATATTTCTTGAGATTTCTGTCGGTTTTACATCTGTAATATTTGAAACTGTTTCATCAAATCTATCATCTTCTTCGTACCAATCAGGATTAACATATGAAAACTGATGCCTACAATTATAGCCACCTCTTACAATCATAGGGTTTCCACCTTTTTTACCTGACCAACTTCTAGTAGACCAAATATCTTGTATTTCTTCTATAGTAAATAATCCATTGGCTCGTTTGTTTAGACTTCCACTTACCATTCTTCTACATAAATCTCTTGTGGTTGGTATCACATCTCCATAATATTTAACAAATGTAAGTCCAGCATCTTTAGACTTATTAAAGTTTAGAGTGGCATCAAAATCTCTTAATGAATCGTTTAATATTTGACCAGCATATCTTTTCATATTCTCGCCAACTCTTGTTCTTGCATATTTACTTTGAAGTATCTTAACTGCACTATCTACTCTTGATGCTAACGCTGGGTTATCTCTATTGTTCTTAACATAATCTACCAATCTATTTACTGCTGGGTCGCTAGAAGTAGCATAAATTCCATTGATTGATTCCCTTAATTCTTTTTCTAATACAGTAAATTCAGTTCCAACCAATGTGTTTTGATAGACTTTATCTGATAGTATTCTTGTGAAGTTATTAGATACATCTTTAAACTGTGTGTAATATTGTTGTTTTAAGTTCTGTACTAAAGCTAAATCTCCCTTAGTTAATTCTTGAAATTCAGGTGGTATAAGGCCAATAGTTTTAAACTGTCTTTCTACTCTTTTTGCTTGTTCTCCAAATCCTTTTCTAACAACCCTATCTGCAAATGGTAAATATTCTTTATCAAGTATTGCTTTGATCTTTGGTCTTATTGCTATTGCACTTTGTAACTCAATTAATTTACCAGCTTGTCTTGGAAGTTGTTGATCAGCAAGTGCTACGATCTGTGCTTCTATCCTATCAAGTGTTTGTGTGAGTTGTTTGTAGTATTCTATTTCGGCTCGTTCTATGCCTTTAATTCGATAATTCGTTAAATCTTTTACTATATCTGACATTCATTAAATTTCTTCTTCAGCTACTGTTTCTTGTTGTACTTCGTCTTGTGTGAACTGACCTACTTCTGATGCTTGATCTATCTCATCAAATATATCATTTAATTTAGCATCATCATCAACAACTGCTCTAGCAATTTCTTTATCAACTTCTTTAGCAAAAGTTGGAGAGCCAATGTTTAATGCTTTAGCTTGTTGGAAGTACACTAGGTCACTTGCGTAATCTCTAATGTTAAATGAATCTGGATAATTTATTTCTCCATCAAATGTAGCATTTTGGAATAAAGCATATAATCTAAATAGTTGTTCTTCTGCAATTTGTAAGTTGTCAGCTTTCTCAGATAGTCTAGCATTTAATAATTCAAATTCTGTTTGTAGTGCAACACCAGATGTTATCCCTGTCTTTTGAGTTCTTACTGCACCTGTATGTGCAATCCTATTTATAGAATCTACTTTGTTATTTATAGACTCCATAATAGCTTGTAAGTTCTGGCCAGATGGTTGAAGTAAATATGGTTTTAAGTTTGGCTCTAATTCATCAGGCATTTCTATTACTGCACCAGCACCAGCACTTGCATTTACGCTTGGAGTTTTAACTAATGATGGGTGGTTAGTTAATCTGATTAGTTGTTCCATTTCAGAGTATTCGTTGTAGATAGCTTTTTGTAGATCAGCAATATCAGTTAAATCTGATTGACCAATTCCTCTTTTGTGAGATTTAGAATTGTATAAAATAACTGCTGGTATTTTGCCAATCATGTTTGGTACAGTATCTATCAATCTAGGCTCTGATCTTTCTTCCATGTAAATAGTATCTATTCGATCAGGATACCAAATTCTCATGTAAGTTCCCCCGTTCTTATCTACTTCTTCTCTAACTTTTAAATAGTTTAATTCATACTTACCATTAACTTGTCTTTCAAAGTTCCAATCTAAAACATTCTCTGGAGTAACGATTGATAAGTATGGTCTAATATCTTGATCTAATTCTTCTGCTCTAGTGTTTGTAGTTACATTTGGTTTATCTAACATTAAAAAACAATGACCATAAATAGAAGCATAGTTTTGTGCTTGTTTAATTACTGAGTTTAAATTGTTACCCTCAAGGTCAGCATCTTTTAAGAATGATTCTAAACTAGGTTCATCTTGCATAGAACCAAAATCTCTACTTGGTCTAACTCTAAATAAGAATGATGAATAAATTTGAATAATATTTTTACAATGATTATCGCATGGAGTATTAGCAAGTCTTTGATTAAACTCGTTGTCTAATTCTAAATTATATCTGTTTAGATATTGGCCAATCATATAGTCATAACCACCATTATATGATCTGATGTAATACTCCCAATTATTAATTGTTTCGGAATAGTCTTTGTGGGTGTCTATTGCTTGATCTCTAGTGTATGCCATAAATTACTTCATTGTCCATCTTGTAGGAGCATTAAATCTTGCCTGAGTAGTTAATGGTTTTAAATAATCAATCATATAACCAAGTGCGTCATTCATATGATCGAATCCATCTTCCTTATCAGGAATATTTGTATTCTCCTTGTATATTTGTCTTTGTAAACCTTTTATCAATGTTTTGCAAGAATGTGAAACAAAAATGTGTCTTTCGCCATTAGAATCTTTTAGCCTTGCATTTACTGAATTGACTCTATCTCGTATTGCTGGGTGTTTGTGTTTGACCTTAACTTTAAAACCACCATTTTGTAAAATAGATAAATCAGTTCTACCACCAGCAGAGGTTTTTCTTTGCCTACAAGCTGGGTCTGGATAAATAGTAATAGGCATTTTAGTTCCATATCTATCTTTTATTTCTTGCACCATTTCATCAGTATTAGAGCCATATATAACTATCTCATCTATAAAAAAAACTTTATCTTTTTCTAATTGACTTACACAAGCTGACATTGGGTCAACATTCATATCTAATCCAATGTGTAAAGGTTTTGTCCAATCTATTTGTTTTTTTACAACATTATCTACAGGGTGGAAGTTATAATAGACAGCACCAGCATAGTTCTCAAATGTACCCTCAAACTCTTGTCTAAAGGTTCTAATATCTATATCCTGTTTAGCTTGTTCTATTTCCTCTGATGTAACCATACCACCCTCAATAGTCGTATACTGAAAAGATTCCCAATCATTATCTTGCTTACCTTTTAAGTATAATTCATAAGACCAATTACCATATCCCTTTGGAGTACCACAAAATAATACATGGCCTAATCTATCAGATATACTTGCTCTTAATACTTCATACCAAGTTCGCTTATCAATATCTGCAAACTCATCTAATATTAAAAAGTCTAAGCCTGTTCCTCTAAGACTATCATAGTTATCAGCACCCTTTAATGAGATTGTACTATTCGATTGTCTTATCGTAATAGTCATTGTAGTTTCGTTTATATCCTCAATCCAATTAAACTGA